TGGGTATTTTTTCCAAAAGAACCTTTCCCTTGCTAATCTGTAATTTCGCAAGAAATCAGGTTCTTTGTACGGCTTTGGCTTTGCTTTGTAGGTTTGAATTTTAGGATGTTCAATTGCATCCCCAAGGCCGTTGGTTTTAATTAGTTTTGGTGGCATTACGATACTGCTTTTAATTGTTTTAATCCAAAAGTTTCAGGTATGTCATTAGGGCCTACTGATCCATCTTTTAAAATTCGCATAGCATCCAAAGTTAATTTATTAGCTTTTATAATTTGTGCCGCCACTCCACTAATGGCTTTAGCCTTCTGAAATTCTATTTCCATTTTATCAGCTTTCAGGGTTTCATCATTCAATCTTTCTAGTTGAGCGAATAAATGATCATTCAAATCAGTAATTTTATTTCGTGCCATATTCTTTAATTTTTCGGTTAAGTTTTAAATGAGTTCTTTTAGTGTTTATTAGTTCAGGATGATTTTCAAGTATTTCATTTTTTAAGCCTTTGTCAACTTTGCGAGAAGATGCAGCTAAATAAGTTGCAACCATTGTATCGCTTAATTTTAAAGGCCCAGAATTACGATTCATGTTTTCTACCCTTGTAATTAGTTCCCAGTTATCAGGATGACTATTAAGTTTATTTTCAGTTCTGCATACCAGAATTAAACCTTCCGGGATAAGTCCATTTACCTTCTCCCATTCGTGCCGATGTTTATGAACGTACTTTCCTTTACGGATTCTGATTTCAATATATCCATCTTTGCAAATCCGTTCTGCTCCATCGTATTTGGTATTATGCGGAGCGTTACCTTTTTTAAATTGGGTTATCTTAATTCTTTCAATCATTTCAGGCTTGATCCATTGAATCATTTTTACTCCTTTATTTGAAGGTGTGTCTCCTTTTTTAAATCTAGAGTTTGCCTTAAATTTTAAAATAATTGCTTGAGGAACTTGTAACCCTAATAGTTTCATCCGTTGCCTTGCTCCACTTTCTGACCTTCCTAATATCTTTGACATTCTTTTTGCAGGAATAGTCAGGTAGTTATCGCATAGGTACTTATCCTCTTGGGGTGTAAATTTATTGTTTCGCATAATACGCTAAAATCGCCTCACAAATATCTTCAATCTTGTACTTCATCAATGATCTCTTTCTAAAAAAGTCCATCAATATTCGGTGGTGTAGGTAATTAAACATTGGATTTTAAGGTTAAGATTATTGGGTTATCTAATTTTTTGTAAAACCAGTATTTTGTCATCCAATCAGCAACGGTTGACATTGGTAAGTTAAGCAATCTGCCAGCTTCGGTAGGAGGTATATTATTACCAATGCAATACTCTAATGCTAAACCTATGACTTCTTTTGTATGTCGAGTGCCGTATCGTTTACCCCTGCCAGAGATATTCAATGGCAGGGGGGATTGGTTAGAAGGGTAAATCATCATCCTTTGCGTTTGGTGTTTGTGCAGCTTGAGGTTTTAGCCCATCAGGCATTTTTGCATTTCCGAAATAAACCTTTTCATCAGTCGCATCCTTTTTAGAATTTAGCTGCAATGATAGAATGTTCCCATATTGATCAGGTTGATCGTTCATCCATACTGCAATGTTAGCGTAGACTTTGCCGTTCTTTTCAGACTTGTTAAATGCGGAGTGCCCAGCTTTGTAAGCATCTCCGAGATCGCTCAAACATATTGAGCCTTGCATTGGTTTTCCCATTAGATTGAATTTAGTATTAGGTTTAAATATTGGGTTGATTTGTTAATTTTATCCTGAGCAAGTTCAATGTCTTGCATGACATTTGCACGTTCTAAACGAATACGTTTGAATTGATACTTGCCCGGATATTCCGGATGATAGGATACGAAATCGAACCACTCGCGCCCGGTTATTATCATGTAACCAATTATCTGCCAGTAGCACTCTTTATAATCCGCTTTTAGATCAGTTGTAAGCGAGTGAACCAAATGCGCAGTAATTGTATAGGGGCATTTGATTTCAATGCCTCCTGCCTCATCTACCAAGCCATCAGGCGAACCGCCAAAGTTCTCACCATAGGGAATATATCCTGCTTGCGTTACCTTGGTCTGAAACACCTCCTCATAAATACCAATAGCGATTGGTTCGTGCATTACGCCCCAATCTGTGTACTTACTTGTAAAATCATCTTTGGCTGGTTTGCCAGTTAGCTTCTCAGCGATGCACTCCATTACATAAGTAATTGCGCCATCTGATAGCTTTCCAGCTTCCTTATCGGCTTTTGCTTTTGGTTCGGTCATTAGTCTGTGCAGTTGACTGCAAGAGAACCGCCCCATACGTGACTTTAGCCATTCAGGGGTACGTTGGTTTTCGTTTTGTTGTCCGGTGATAATCATGATTGTGAGGCTTTAATGTCATCCATTGGTACATCCTTAGAGTACATTCCGTTAAACTCGACATCAGAACCGCCATCGGTAAAGATTTTACCCAGCTTAGATGCAGCGTTCTTAAGTGCTAAGCTTTCGGCAGCCGGGGCGTTCTTTTGAATTGCATCTTGAATAATGTTTTCAATCTGCATTGGTGTAGAACCTGACTTTAACTGTATAGGCCACGCCCCTACTCCATCTACGTTACGAGTGCGCCCGGTGATCGGATTGATAACCGATAGCGTTCCAAAAACTAAAACAGAATTAGCCATAATTTGAACATTTTTAATGCTCCAGTCATAATCTTGAAAAATAGTAATTAGGCTGTTTTTTACCCGATCAATAGGCTGGTAGGTAATACCTTTGTGAACGGATAACCAAGATTGCGGCGGTGTACTGCTCAGTAAGGTGTTTAAACTATCCATCTTTACGGATAGTCCCAAATCTTTGACTATTGCTGGTAGATTTGGTTTTTTTGTTTCTGTACTCATTATAAATAAAAATGCCTTATACCGGGTTTGGACTGGAAGATCCGCCCCCGAAATAAGGCTCTTAAGATGTTTTTAATACCGCTTCCAGTCGGTGTATCTAAATTAAAAAATTATTATGTTACCTGCAAATAAAATTTTATAAAAATTTCCATGATAAAAAACATAGCAAGTAACATAATCAAAAACATGATAGTCCAAAATGCACGATCATTTTTTGGTTCGTGATCTTCGTGAAAGTGCATCATTTCAAAATTTCCTTTGCTAACTTTAAAGCTGATTCCTGACCTTCCTGGTGACATACTCCATCAAGTTTAATCCGATTAATGATTTTACCCCACATTCGCATTTTAATATTTTCGTTTTGGATATAAAAATGCCATTGATTAAACTGGTCAGAATGTACTTCCCTGGTCTTATGAACTGGCATTCCATCCTCCCAAGTGATACGCTCACCACTTGGAAGGATTGTTGTTTTGATTAATAATGTTTTCATTTTTCGTTAAATAAGTTTGAAATTTCGGTAAATCCTGAATTTTTTACATTCAGGTACAATGCTAAGGACCCGACAGTTCCGTAGCGTAAATCTAAAATAGACTTTTCTTTTATAAGTTCATCAATGATTAATGGAATAGCATTTGGATAAAATTCAGCTTGATCTTGCAATAGTGTCTTGTACTCAGGCTTCAATCTGTCAAATAGATTATTCATTTTCTTCATCCCTCCTTCTGTCGTAATCATCGTGCTTGTGGCATTTACATTTTTCAATTCGTGCATTGCAGTATTCGCAATGCTCTGCTGATGTCTCTGTCCTATCGTACAAGTCATCATAATACGCGTCAAAGTTCATTTGTATTTGTCAGTTATGTAGTCACATAATCCAGCAAGTCCAATTAGGACCGCCGACATAATAATAAAAAAAATGATAATTTCCATAATCGTTTTGTGTTTTGGTGTGGCCAAATATAAATCTATTTTTGATATAAAAAAATTATTTTGATATTTTTTTTTATTTATTTTGATTTTGATAAAATTTATATATTTGTAGAAATAAAAAACACATGAGTGAAAAACTAAAATCAATTCCGGTCTACTTGACCGATGAAAAGCGGTCCGCTTTAAAAACTATTAGTAAAACTAAACGCATTGCCCAGACTCGATTAATCGAGCAGGAGATTGACAAATTGTTAAAAAGAGAGGGATTTAAATTATGAAAAAATTTATCCTAATTACAATAGGATTTGCCCTATTAACTCAAATAACACACGCATCAGAGGTTTTTTACATGATAAGTAAAAAGACAGATTTGGACTACATAATTAGCTGGATTTTCGCATTTAGTTTAGAATGCTCAATATTAATATTCACACTAATTGGAAAAAGAAATACCGCAGTATTCTTTGCGCTAATTTCATGGATTATTAATTTGCTATATTATTGGTTTGATTTTGGCTTCACTCAGAAATTTGTGGCGATGAATGTAATATCATTAATCATCCCCATAACTATTCTGTTCTATTCAGAAACAATAGAAACAGATAAACGTAAAAAGATATTTAAAAGGAAATAACTAATGATCCTCACTGCGTTTATATTCATCACCCTGACAATTTACATAACCCTCTCCGCTTTGGTTTGGGTCTGTAGATTGGTTTGGGGTGCCGAAAAACCTGCCTTTTTGGTAGGTGCTATTATGAGTAGTGTTTATCATTGGATGATGTGCAATTTGCCATTTCGTTTGATGTATAAGCACACTTGGATTGATAGTCAACATAAAATGTGGCTTCCAAGATTTGGATGGAGCAAAAAGCAAATTGCGGATGCGGAAAAGTCAGCTAAAGAAAAGTACGGAAATATTAAATGGGAGTAGTTCTCTGAAATCTTATGAACGTCGCCGCAAATGGTGCTATATTAGTAAACATCCGACAAATACAAGTAATAAACCTGCACTTGTCATATCATGAATAAGGCAAATACTTTGTCTGCCCTTTTACTTTTACTGCCTTTAATATTTGACCTCTTTGCTTTGCATCGTAGGAAACATGCACCCA